TTACGCTTTATGGAAGGTGACAAGCTCAGGACGGGCGATGCGCAGGTAATCCTGGGTATCCATAATGACGGATTTCTCCAGCAGGCCGGCGTTAAACGCGATTTCGTCAAAGCGCTCGAACAGCAGCGGGTCGGCAACCAGTGCCAGGTCAGGATGGAAGCTAAAGGGCGGGATAGCGCCGAAAACGCAGGCGGTCAGGGCATCGACTTCGGCCGGGCTGGCGAGGGAGGCCTTTAGCCCGCCAAAATGGCTGGCAAGCTGGCTCAGGTCAGCCTGCAGGTCGGCGGCAAGGATCGCCAGAACATGTTTCTTTACGCCGTTTCCCTTCACCTTGCAGACCAGGGCTTTAGCGCCTTGCCGCAGGTCGGTTCCGCGAATTTCACTTACCGCTTCACATTTCCCGACCGCCTCGTGCTCCATGACGCGAAAACGAGCGCCCTGCTCGGTGAGTAAGGTAATGAGCTGCTGGTGGGTTCCTGTGCCAATAACGTCGTCAGTCATAACGATTTTCCCGGTGATAATCCAGTATGCAGGGGTCTACATTAGCACGGGATGTACGGGGTCGAAAGAAAACAGCCAGCGGGTTCGCTGGCTGTGGGATTATGCGTTGCTGGTAGCAGACTGCTTGTGGAACAGTTCGATGATTTTTATTTTATTGTTTTATAAGGTTAATTTTTATTCCCCAAATCATCCCCAAAACAAATCCCCAAAACTCATATAACGCCAGCTTATCATTTGGCACTTTCTAAAAGTTATCTATCTCGCTAAATCACAAGTTTGTTCCACTCCAGACCACGATCATCTCCATACATTGTGCTCATCGCTTCAGTTTTATGCCCAAGCAAAGTTTTGACATCAATACCCTGTGCTTTATAGGTTCTAGATGAAAGCGAACGCTGCTCATGAAATGGGGGCAGGGCAATACAATCCTTTGGCCAGTCAATATTTGCTTTATCTCTCGCTTCTTTGAAATACTTAGATATTGTTTTTTCAGGAACGTGAGAACCAGCTTTACCGTAAGCATGATGTTTCACGTGGTGTATCAGATACGGGCTCACAACTCTGTCTCGACACTTACTTATTACTTCTGCAAGCGTCATGCCAATAGCATCACACCGTAAATTTAAAGGAATAGCTAACTTCATTCCTGTTTTACTTTGGGTTATATGAAGATGATTATCCCATATATCGCTAAACTTCATCGCCACTATGTCGCCAATACGTTGACCCGTCACCAAAGCCAATAGCATGGAATTCTGAGCGCATGGTGGCAATGTTCCCGCGCTTTCATAGATTAGCTTCCATTGTTCGATACTGAGCCTGCTTCGCTTTACCTTTGCTATCGGATTTTTAACTGCTAAAGCAGGATTGTAGCCGGGTTCAACCTCACCAGCATGTTGAGCCTCTTTAAATACGTCGTTAAGCACGCTCCTAATCAGCTGACCCATTCGATGTTTACCTTCAGACTTATATTCATCAATAATTTTTGCGATTAACTTCGTGTCAACATCTTTTAGGCGAACGTTAGGAGCTCTGTCAGCCAGAACTTGAGCACATAACCTCCTAGATTTTACGGTCGGTTTTTTTATTTCTCCGTCACGCATCCTTTCCATCTGAATATCTACGTACCTTTTTATCCAGTCTGCGACTCGAATTCCTTTCTCTTTCTTATCTGTCTTCTTAATGGCCATATCGATAAGAGCGAAGGATTGACGTGTTTCCTGCTCAGATGTTATCCGATTTAACTCCGTAGCAGCAGCTTTGGCTGCCTCTTCATCTGTTCCAAAACCAACAAATGTTCCAGTGACAGGGTGGCGATATTGCCAGTAGATTTTTGATGTACGTTTATCCAACTTGCAATACAGGTTAGGTATTTTAACGTTATGCTTTCTGGGGCGAGCTGCCATTTATTGCTTTCTCCACTAACTGGCGAGCCTTGTCTGATAATGATGATGAAATATCAACATTGCTTACCATGCCAATAAAACGAGCGTCCTCATCTATAACCCAGCGGCGACCTTGCTTTAAAGCTGGTGGAAAAGTTTGCTTGGTCTTGGCTATTTTGTTTAGTGCTGAGTTGCTTAATGGATATTTGAACCCATTAGGACCCGAAGCCCACTCATGTAGTGTTACTAACTGCCCCATATGTTGCTCTCCACTTAACCGGCTGCACCCGGCTATCTCTTATAGAAAATGCAAGATGAACAACCACCACGGAGCCCATCATTGCAGGTACGACATCTTTTTGTTTCGGTGTAATAGAGCTGGTGGACCATTTCCTTCGGCATGAGAACCGGCATCGGCACGCGGATAACCAGCTTTTTGAGCCTGTCGATTTCTCCGGCCAGTTCCAGCAGGCGGGAGCGGCAATCCTCTGCCTCCTCGCGCCACCAGGCCACGTCTGCTTTAAGTCGGCGCACGCGCCGCTGTTTGAGTTTGCTCACCATGGCAGCTACCCCATACCCTGAAGTGCGCCGATGACCAGCAGCACGAACATTACTGCGTCGAATGGGTTAGGCATCACCCACCTCTGGCTTTTTGAAATTAGCCTCAATGGACTCGCCAAGGCGCTTAAGCCAATCAGCTAGTTTTAGCGCTGCTTCTTCCGGAGTTTTCTGCCCGGGGAAATCAGTGATGATGATGCTGGCTTGATGATTACCAAAACCATCCCTGTTTATCACCATTCCCTGCTCAAGCATCGTCTGCTGGTTGCTGTGCTTTACGTAATAACGAGCCTCAGAGTTTCCAGTGCTACGCTCTTTGACGTAAGAGACAAGCTCCACCTCAGTGGTAACGGTTTTTCCTTTCGCATCCTCGATGCGCTGAATCATTGCCCTGAAAGTGTCGGCCATCACTTCACCTCCTGCTGCGGTGCTGCTGGATATGCACTGCCTTCCTGACCTGGCTCGTTGCTTCCGGTGCATGCATTCCGGTGGTCATTGGCGTGCGGGCAGCGTTTGTTGCCGCATTCAGGGCAGACGACAAAGCGGCTATCACTAAAAGTCACTGGGCGGCAGGTGCGGCACGAACAATCCGGAATCACCGGAGAGTTGCCGCAGCGCGACTCGGCATTTTTTGTCAAAGAATCCAGTGGTGGCGCGGTCTTGATGGTGCAGCGCGACTCGGCGTTTTCGGCACCCTGAAGCATGGCGGCGCACATTGCGTCATATTCAGAAATTGGCTGCAACCTGTATCCTTCAGGCACAGCTACCGGCGATGGCGGGCAGAGCGATACAGAAGAACATCACCCATCTCTGCTCTGGACGCAGGCCATACGTCAGCATCGGATCCAGATTTGAGATAATCAAGATTTGACTGGTCGATGACGCACACAACCTCAGCTTCGAGCGATGCCAGCGCGATACGCAGCGCCGCCAGTGTATTGGTTCCATCTTCGCCAAGTCCGAACGGGATATCATCGCGGATGGCTTCCATATCGGCAATTTTCTGCTGCAGCCATTCTTTGGTAATAGTGCTCATGGGTTAGTCCTCAAACTTACGCGGCGCTCCGCGATATTCTGGTGCCGGAACGTGCTTAGGCGCGGCAATGGCATGCTTCAGCAGTTCTTTCCAGGTCGTTGCGTTATTACGAAGCCAGCGACCATCGTTATCGTCAAAGAAGCCTTTAGCGACCGAGTGAGACAATGGCTCGGCGACATCGCACGGAACCGCCACAGTCTGAACGCCGTTGTTGTAGCATCCGAGGTTAGATAGCACATGGCTCTCTAAGTAACGCCCTGCAGTGTGGCACCGGCACCGATATCCGCTATCGTCTGCTGCCCACAGCGTGATGTATGGGTCGCCACGCTGGGTATGTGCAGTGCTCAGAATGAAATATTCACGTTCCATGCTCACTCTCCTTTGCCGGCTGCGGCCAGAGCCGACTTAGACTCATCAATATTCCACTGCGCATCACCGCAACACAGAATTCCGTTTGATGCTTCATGGCCGAACGCCTCTGTATGCTCGATAAATTCGTGAGCACTCTGTAGGTGGTGTGATAGCTGAGCAATCCGCTTCTCTGTGGCTTCCAGCTCATCCAGCAGCGCCAGCATCGTTTCCGGGCTAGCTGCAGCGATATATCTCAATACGTTTTCAGACTGTTTCACTCCCCCTGCGGCTTTATTCAGACAGTAGATAGCCTCTGCTCCGCCTACTGTGATATATCCCCGCCCTGGGGAGCTGAGGTCGCTGGTGTAGACGTACTCCCAGTCATTTTGTCCTGCACGTTCAGCCGCTTCACGTAATGAGCTTTTGTCGATGTTGCTCATTGGGCGGACTCCTGGCATTCGGTGATAATCTCAAGACCAATTTTCTTTGCCAGCGCATGTTCAGCAACAGCGCCAGCAGATTTTTCCCAGCCACGCAGCATGAAAACCGCATCAGCGCAGCGGATCATTGCGCAGCAGATATCCATGTATTCGCGTTGCTCCAGGCCATCAGGTAAAACGGCAGGGTTGAGAACAACATTCCCATCAAGACTTAACTTCAGCGCGAACGCCTTAAACGCAGGACGGTTGAAATCCTTGTATCCTGTCATTGGGCCAGCGATGTAAATTTTTCTGCTCACGACTGCACTCCTTTACGAAGCTGGGCGGCTATGGCTGTATGCTCATCAATAATTTGCGATGCTTCTGCATGGGCCATACCTTCGAGAGAGATAACACCTGTGTCACTTATCCCGGCTAGGCTAATCAGTTCAACAAGGCGACGCGCTTTCTTAACGCTAATTTCTGGCGCGATAACGCTGCGGGTAACTTTCTTCTTACCCTTTGCGGCAGCGTAAGCTTTATCCTTCTGAAGAACCTCACCGGCCTTTTCGCCAAACTCTTTTACTCGGTCAACGGCAACATCAACAGACACGCTTCCAGACTTAACTTCTCTCTGAACGTCGTGGTTAGCTGTGCTAAGGAGCAGGAGCTTTTCGACAGTAGGAACAGACTTGTTGACTAGTTTTGCGATCTCGCTGGTGGTCTGATTGAAGGCGTTATGCAGTTCCTGAATAACTGCAGCCTGCTCCATATCGGAGAGCGGAAGCTGGTTGTTACTAGTCATGATGCGCGCCAGACGCTGAACATCGTTACCGTTGAACGGCATGATGTGGATGCGGTCTACTGGCTTACCAGCTTCAGCACAACGCGCATAGCAACGGCGGCGGCGGTGGCCTTCAACAACCCAGACACCACCTTCATCACGCGCGATAACTTCCAGTGGTGGAACTGATCCGCCGTTCATCAGGTAGTTGAACAGGTCATCATCAGCCTGACGGGTACGTTCATCGTCTTCACGCTTGTTGAAACCTTCACGAACGTGGATATCGGAAAGAGCGATAAACATCCCGGTATCGGTGCGCTTAATTACACCAGCCTTGGTCATTTGCTTGAATGAGTTAGCCATCAGAGAGAAACCTCGGTATTCAGGGAAATGACGACACGAGGCAGCTCACGGAGTTCTCGCTGAGCTTCCAGCAGATGCATGTTGGTAGGCGTTTTGGTGTGGCGCTCTTCTATGCGGTCGCACTCTTTGGCCCAGCTGGTGACATCCTCACGTAGCGTAGCGTTCTGCTCAGCCAGTTCCTTCCGCTGCGCCATCGCTTCACACAGCGCGACGCTGGTATAGTCAAGGCGGTTAGCCAGTTCGTTAACCATCCAACCATAAGCGGCAGGAAGGAGAGGGGCGGCCTTGCGAGCTGCGTCAATAAGCTGCTCTCTGGTCATGCGTGGTTGTAACTCGGTGACGTTCTGTGTGTTCGTCATGGTTAGTTTCTCCGTGTTATAAGCGCTCTGCACAGCGCTGATTTTTGGTTGCACGAATTCCTCGCCTGTTGGCGACAAAAATAAATGGGTTTCGTTTTAGTAAGCACCCAACCAGGGCACTTAGTGAAACGGGCGGCTGCCACCGCCAGTTAGCTTCTCCACAATTGGGAGCGCGTTCCCCTGAGTTGATTTAACGACTGCGGCCTCTCAAGGAACCGGCTGAACGCGCTTTCAGTTGTGAAAAGGGGCGGTCGACATTAAGGGATTCAAACTGCCGACCGCCAAGACTACACACAGCATCTGGTACAACTACTACGGGTTACCACGGTCCTAACGTGATTTGGTTGTGGTGGCCGGGGCTGCTATCCGGCATTCATGGCTATCGCTTTACGACGCCATCAGGACATTCACCACAACGGAAAGAGCACTGCATTCTTTTCTATCTTTGCGTTGAATGGTGCGATTAGACCAATCAGCAAACATACAATGCTCAATCCTGTTATGGCCTCGTCTCTTCCGAGGTGTCACACCTGATTGCCACGCTGGTGAAACGTCTCTGGCTGTCGTACACAACTGGCTTGCACATTCCGGCTACCCGCTGGATCTGGATATTGTCTTGCAAGGAATCCCCGGACCGCTGCGGCACATGTGCCATATACCGTACTGCAACTGCTGCCTGTCTTTTCACCACATCAGGCTCGGTGGTATTCTTGGAGTTCTCACACAACCAAGAATCTAAAAAACATGAACAATCCTTTAGCTAAGCTTGCCCTTGATGCGTGGTACAAGGTGCTAATCGCTGTTGGTGCTTTTGTCATCCTTCTCAATGGCGCTGGTCTGCTTGGCAATTATCCGGTAAGGGAAACGTTTATAATTAGCCTTGGGTGCATCGTTTTCGGCATTGCTGAATGGATGAACCATCCTATGCATGAGGAAGAAATACCAGCTCGCTATGGGATGCCACCACTTAAACGCATCCATACTGGCTGGACTCCTTGCCTTGTCGGCGTGCTTCTTGATATCACCGGAATCGCTCTTATCTTTTACGGTTTGATTAAACTCATCTAACCGACAACCACAGGCAGGGCATTTGTCATACAGAGGCTTGATCACTACTCCCGACTGGAAGCGGAACATCTTTCTGTTTGCACTAGTGCTCATACTGCCTACCCACAATGTTCGCTGCTGTTGGATGTAATATTAGACATCTTACATTTTCAGTCAAGTCAATTTTGTAAGTTTGCTTACTATTATTTTTGAGCACTAAAAAGCCCGCGCGAACGGCAGGCTTGTAAGGGTTGGGCTTGGTCTAAAGATCAATGATTATTTGCTTAACTATACCAATTAGATTGGTTTCTTGGTTCACCTCAATGGGTTTGAACGCCGGATTTAGTGGAATCAGGTACGAAAAAGGGGGATCTATCGCTAGTTTTTTTAAGGTCGCCTCACCGCCAGAAACCGTTTGAGCCACGACAATTTTACCGTTTGCTTCATCCACGAAGCCGAACTCGGGCTCAACGATTACAATAGAACCTTCAGGAATACTCAACTCCTTACTGGAAGTCATTGAATCCCCTTTAACCCTCAAAGCAAAGGCTGAATCGGAAAGCTTGCGAGTCGTTTTAACTTGCTCATTGCTTGGATTGCCAATTACTTCAGTCCAATTGCCAGCTTGCACCCAGGATATCAGAGGGACCTCTCTGGCAGACATTAAGTTGATGTTAATGCCATTTTCGATATCGCCTGAACCAAAAACCAACCACTCCGGCGAACACTGAAGGCACTTACACACCAGTATCAAGTTTTCACCAGAAAGTTTAGTTAAATCACTTTCCCACTGGGTCACAGCAGACGCGCTTACTCCAGCCCACTCAGCGACATCGCGCTGGGTTAGTTTTTTCTGCTTTCTTCTGAATCTCAGTCTGCTGCCAACGGTATCCATATAATCTCCTCGGAATGCACGTTAGCAATCTTACATTTTATTGACGTAAGTATGCTGTCCATATACGATGTAAGAATGCTAACTAATGAGGATTCAAACCATGCATAAAGGGACAGTCGTCGACTACTACGGCGGCATTTCTAAAACCGCAGTTGCCTTAGGGGTAACTCACAGTGCCGTTTGTCAATGGGGAGAGGTCATTCCAGAAAAACAGGCTCTTTACATCGAAAGAATTACAAACGGGAAGTTGAAATACGACGCCTCTCTCTACAGCAAATTTAACAATTCTCAACACAAGCAGTAACCACAGAAAATAGGATATGACCGTGGGTAAAGAACCTGAATGGAAAGTTGAGAAGCAGCCAGCCTGGCTGGTGGCCGCAATTAGGAAGACGATTGCCGCGTTGCCAGGCGGATATGCTGAAGCAGCGGAGATTCTGGACGAAACCCAGAACTCGCTCTTTAACCGCCTTCGTGCTGGTGGCGACCAGATCTTTCCAATGGGCTGGGCAATGGTGCTTCAGAGAGCTGCTGGCGTAAGTTACATCGCTGACGCGTACTCTCGTGAAACTGATAACGGAACTCACGTTCCCGGCGCCGTGCCTGATGATGAAAACGAAGAGATTGGCCTGAAGCTGGCCGAGTTGGTGGGGAGGCTTGGTGAGCTGGTCAATGCTTACCGTCATTACATTGAAGATGGTGTAGTTGACCGGAGCGAGTGGCAAAGTCTTAACGATATCGCATATCAGTTCAGGGTCACTCTCATGACGTTCCTGAACCTTATTTCCCGTGTTTATTGCCTTCCAGAAATGGGTGAGGCCCGCGAGTGTGCAGCTCCGGGCCCCTTGGCGTGTCGTATCAGTGGAGAAACTAACGCATGAACAGTGTAACGGTAAACAACCGTCTCCCGCAACTACGTGGTATTCCCGTTATTGGAACCTCGTCGTTTCGGTATGAGCGGATGGTATCAGGCCGCTGGGTTCCATGTAACCACAGCAGGGCTATTGCGATTGTGGGTGTCTGGCGTCGGAAGGGGAGAGCGCTATGCGAGAACTTAACCGTCGTTTCAGAGATCACTACGGCGTCCCGGTCCGTGTCATCAGATGGGAGCCGCAGACTCGACGCGTTATATACCTTCGCGAAGGGTACGATCATGAGTGCTTCAGCCCTCTTGAACAATTCCAGCGTAAATTTACAGAGTTAAAGGACGACCATGAGCAGAATCTTTGACATCGTCCAGTCAATGTCAGGCCAGAAGAACGTCATTGTTCTCCCCAGGCCGTACCTGCTGTTCTTTAAAGAAGACCAGCAGGCTCATGCGCTGGCAGCAGTTCTTAATAACCTCGTTTTCTGGTCAGCATTTGGGGATGAAGACGGATGGTTCTATAAAACTCACAAGGAGCTTGGAGCTGAGGCGGGCGAATTAACTGAAGACCAGACAGAGCGGCTGGTTAAAAAATTGGTAAGCAAGTATCTGCCTGGCGTGATCGAGACCTGCTCTCGAAAGGTCAATGGTACGCCAACCAAGCATTATCGCATCGACGGCGATGCTCTAATCTCATTAATCTTTCCAGAAAATAACGATTCCGCAAAAGTACGTAATGGAAAACGTGAAGATGCGGAATCAAAACCGCGAATCTGCGTTTCTCAATCCGCGAATGACAGGAATCTTGGGAGCCGCGAAAGTACGGAATCCTATCTCTATACAGACTTTAATACAGAGTTAAACAAGCAGACTAATAAACCTATTTGTCCGGTTGCGCCGCAACCAGACGGTGATGTGTTGATCACCGATCAGGCTAAACAGGTTTTAACCCATCTGAACCAGGTGACCAGTTCGCGTTATCAGGTTTCAACAACCTCGCTGCAAAATATTCGCGCACGAATCGGGGAGGGCTACACCGTTGAAGAATTGTCGCTGGTGGTGGACTACTGCAACGCCAAGTGGAGCGAAGACCTGACGATGGCGGCCTACCTTCGACCACAGACGCTTTTCCAGCCGTCCAAGTTCCCTGGCTACCTGAAGTCAGCGAATAGTTGGGCCAAAGCTGGGCGACCTCCTCGCGTAAACGGAGAGTGGGCCCGAGAGGATGGGGTATTCCGCTCCAGTTTCCAGAACACTGACTACAGCAAAGTCCCGGCAGGATTCAGAGGAGCTAACTCATGAGCCTCTTGAAAGACATTCAGATTTTCATCGCCGCTAACCCTGGCTTAACGAACAAAGAGATTGCGGCATCAATGCCACAGTACGACGTTCATGCTGTTCAGCGCGGGGTATGCCACCTGGTCAAACTGAATCGCGCTACCCGCCAGCACAACGGCAAGTGCTACCAGTATTTTGCTAAAGCGCCTGGTGGGGATGTGAGCGAAGGGCGTTCTGCACTGAGAATTAACCGAGCTGATGCACCTGCTGCATCAGAACAGGAAGCCGCACCGAACCCGGCAGTAACCACGATGATGGAAAAAGCTCAAGTCCTGTTTGAGAAGGGGCTCTTCCAGCGTGCGGCTACGGTTCTGATGGAAGCATTTAACCGCTCAAAAGACGAAGAACAGCGAATGAAGATACTGATTGAGCGCCAGCGTTGCCTGAGCATGGTACCGAAAGTGAAAACGCCTACTGACGCATGGTGTCTGGCAGGTCAGGGGAGGAATATCTGATGAAATACTCTCTGATTTACGCAGACCCAGCCTGGGAATACGGGAACACCGTCAGCAACGGTGCAGCCACCAACCACTACGGCACGATGAAGCTGATCGACATGAAGCGTCTTCCTGTGTGGGACCTTGCTGCTGATGATGCTGTTCTGGCTATGTGGTTCACCGGCACACATACCCGCGAAGCGATTGAACTGGCTGAAGCATGGGGCTTTAAGGTCCGCACGATGAAGGGCTTTACCTGGGTGAAGTTCAACCCTCTTGCAGAACAGCACATCAACAGAGCTCTTCAGGGTGGTGGAGTAGAGGACTTTTACGACCTCCTCGACCTGCTAAACACCCAGACCCGCATGAACGGCGGCAACTACACCCGAGCCAATACCGAAGACATGTTGATCGCCACCAGGGGGAACGGACTGGAACGCCAGTGCGCGAGCATCAAGCAGGTTATCTACAGTCCACTGGGCGAGCACAGCCAGAAGCCAGCAGAGGCGCGCTTCCGCCTGGAGAAGCTTTACGGTGACGTTCCGCGCATCGAACTCTTCAGCCGCTGCGGTGCACCAGGATGGCACCACTGGGGTAATCAGAGTGAGTCCGCTGCAGTTGAGTTGATTCCTGGCGTTGCTGTTCCGGTGGCAGATAACCGGGAGCATGCAGCATGAAGAAGCTATCAACCGAGCAGGAGAACGCGGTTCGTGACGTTGCCCGTCAATGCTCCGATGCCATTAAGAAAGCCTTGAAGAAAAAGCCGAAGCCAAGCTGGAACGTCGTTGTACCTCCGATCCTGAAAGAGTACCACGAGAAGGTAAAACCGATGGGCGTAAGTCTGGTGATGTTCAACAGCGTAATCGGACGCCTGAACGGGCGTTATGGAGTCGAGTCATGAGCGAATTAACGCCGCGTCAGAGTGAGGTTCTTGATGCCATAGTGCTTTACAAGGAAAGAACTGGATTTCCTCCAACTCTGCTGGAGCTTGCCGGGTTAATCGGCTGTGCATCACCGAACGCGGCTGCAGAGCACGTGAAGGCTTTAAAGAAAAAGGGTTACATCTCCATTGCTCCTGGCGCTGCCAGGGGCATTACCATCGTAAAAACGGAACCTGATGAGGATCCTGTATCGATCATCAAAGACCTGCTTACTGGTGGAGACAAAGCCAGAGATAACGCTGTTGAATGGCTGAAAAAACAGGGAGTGACTTTATGAAACTTGTGCTCCCGTTCCCGCCGAGCGTAAACACTTACTGGCGAGCCCCGAATAAGGGGCCGTTAAAAGGCTGCCATCTTATCAGTGAGAAAGGAAGGGCATATCAGAGTGCGGCATGCGCAGCGATTATTGAGCAGTTGCGTTGCCTTCCTAAACCTTCAACAGCACCGGCTGCCGTCGAGATTATGTTGTATCCACCAGACGAACGGCGCCGCGACATCGACAATTACAACAAGGCACTGTTTGACGCGCTTACGCATGCTGGAATCTGGGAGGATGACAGCCAGGTGCAGAGAATGCTGGTGGAGTGGGGCCCGAAAGTACCCGGTGGACGAGTAGAGATATCGATCAAGAAACATGAACCTCTGGCGGGTGCAGCCGCCTGATAAGTGGAGAAGAGCATGAATCAGATGAATATCACCGTAATGTGTCCGACTCACCACGCCGCCGCGATGGGACAGCAAATAACGATGTCCAGCCGTGAAATTGCTAAGCTGGTCGACTCACGACACAGCAACGTCTGTGTAACCATCGAGCGCCTCATGAATTCTGGCGTAATTGGGGGTATGCTGCATTGCAGTACACCCACCCTCAGAACCAGCAGGTTTACCACTACTACGAAGTTAACAAGCGAGACAGCTATGTGATCGTTGCGCAGCTGTGCCCGGAGTTTACCGCCCGTCTGGTTGACCGCTGGCAGGAACTGGAGAGCGGGGCCGGGATGGTGGTACCGCAAACACTACCTGAAGCACTTCGCCTCGCTGCCGACCTTGCCGAACAGAAGCAACGCCTGAGTGAAGAACTGGCCATAGCAGCGCCTAAGGCTGAATTTGTTGATCGTTATGTCAAAGCCACTGGCTCAATGACGTTCAGGCAGGTTGCCAAGCTCCTTAACGCCAAAGAACCCGACTTCGCGATGTTCCTCATTGAGAACGGCATCATGTACCGGTTAAACCGTGTTCTTACACCAAAGAGCAAGCACATCGAAGCAGGGCGCTTCGAAGTTAAGACAGGGACCACCAACCAGACTAACTACGCATTCAATCAGTCCCGCTTTACTGCAAAGGGCGTGCGCTGGATTGGCGGCTTGTGGGCTGAACATATTGCTAAGGGGCAAATTGCGTGAGAGCCATATTGACACCTGAAGTCGCGCCATTGTCCGGGGTGGTGCTGTTTCGTCCTGGTAACGAATTGTTGTGGCTGTTTCGTCGTGGCCGGGTGGTGATTGAAACGCCTCCCGAAGCAATCAAGCACCTGCCATCTGGGCTGATCCCTGAAGCGCACCAGCCACTGACGGATGATGTCAGTGTGCAGGAGCTTTTCCTGAATGAGAGAGTTATTCAGCGTGCTGGTGGACTGAGTGGCCTTGATTCCTGGCTGGAACGTAAATTCGAATGTCAGTGGCCGCACAACGAATGGCACTCAAAGGACTTCACTCTGCTACGCCACGCCCCCGGCAGCATTCGCCTGTGCTGGGGATGTGATAACCAACTGCGCGAACAAACTACTGAAAGACTGGCAGGAATTGCCATGCAGAACCTGGTAAAATGGCTGCTAGAAAGGGTGAATATCATGCTGGGTTTCAGCACTGACCACACCCTAACGCTGCCGGAGTTTTGCTGGTGGATGGTACGTAACGATCTGGCTGACCTGATTCCTGAATCAGTGGCTAACCAGGCGCTCCGGATTAAGCCTGAATCGCACACCTCAGTGATGCGGGAAAGCGATATTGTTCCGTCATTACCGGCAACTGAAATCCTCCAGGAGAAAGTTAAGAAGATAGTCTCGGTGAAGGTCGATCCTGAATCACCTGAATCTTTCATGCTGAGGCCAAAGCGCCGTCGCTGGGAGAACGACAAGTACACCCGCTGGGTGAAGTCGCAGCAGTGCAGTTGCTGCAATAACCCGGCAGACGACCCCCACCACCTGATAGGCCACGGGCAGGGTGGAATGGGTACCAAAGCGCATGACCTGTTTGTGATACCGCTGTGCAGAGCGCATCACGATGAGTTGCACGCTGATCCTGTGGCATTTGAAGCGAAGCACGGCGACCAGTTGGTGCTGTTGTTTCGGTTTTTAGATCGTGCGCTTGAAATCGGCGTACTGGCGTAAGTGGAGACGCAACATGATCAATCCTTCTGAAGTTGGCAAATCCGGCGAGATGGTTCGCCTTCGCACTCTCGAAAGCATCTGGGTACAGGGCAAGCTCCGCATGTGGGGCCGCTGGTCATATATCGGTGGCGGCTCTGGCGGAAACATGTTTAACCAGCTGCTGGCATCCGGGAAAATCACCAAGACCGCAATCAACGATGCGCTGCGCCGCATGAAGAAATCCGGCATCACTAAACCTGAGCTGGAAGCATACCTGCGCGAAATCCTCGAAAGCAAAAACAAAAGCGGCCTGGCGTTCTGTTCTGACGAAGAAGGGCTGAAGATTGATGGCGTGATCGCCGCTGTACTTATGAACGAAGAAAAACGTGGGTTGTATGGCGTAATCGTTGACCGCCACCGTCTGCGTAAGAGCAAACTACAGATGGCAAAGGAGCTGAATGCCAAACACCCTGACTGGACACTTATTACATGCCGCCGCCGAATCGATACATGGGTAAGTTTGGCAGAATCGATCCTGTACGCTCCACTTTGTGACGCTTTTGGCACAAATGGCGACAGATTTAAGTTGCAGAGTGAGCAAGAAAGTGCTTAAATTGTGTTAGGCTCGGGACAGTAAAGCGTACTGAGCAACAGAACAAAACATAAACCCGCCAACGGCGGGTTTTTTGTTTTTAAGCCAGGGGCGGCCCTGAAAAAGTCCGCCAGTTCGTAAACCGCGTGTCCGCGCGTCGACCCGAACCGTGGCGGCTGGGAGGTCGCCTTTTTTAATCTGGTAATGGGTACTTGAGCGTTACTTTCCTTGTTTTGAGCTCACGCGGTCCCTTTGTAGGATCGTAAAAGTACCAAATGTTAAATTTACGCTCAGTACCCCAAGTGTCATAATGGAAACCATCCCAACCCAAATAGCTTGCAATTTTATTTGCTACTGCAATTTTTCGTGGGTTAGAGGCTTTATCCTGGTAGGCACTCATTACGGCACCAAGTAAAAAATCGCAGATCTGGATTTGCGCTGATTCTTTTGAATCTTTGGTGATAACAGCTTTTATGGCTTCTTCTTTACCTGTTGCATTTTTGATTATGTTGTTAGCAATCTTATGGAAAGCCTCATCAGCTTTATCGTACCTAGATGCTATTGGGTCAACATCAATGCGGAATTCACAATCTCTGTTTGGGAATTTACGAATCACTCGGATGATTTTCTTGGTAAGTAGTTCAGTGAAATGTTTCCGCATTGCTAAGTCATAATCACCATCATGAAACTCTTTGTTTACATGTGATTTTTGAATAATTATGCAATGAAATGCAAGCCATTGATATTTGAAAAAGGCTTCAATAACATCATCATAAAATGCAGCATTTTGTTTAGAGTGAGCTTTTTGCCATTTAAGTTCATCTGAACAGTTATGTTTTTCACGAAGCTCACGAATAATCTGAACGAAATCGCCGCGGCGCTGGTATTTCATCCATAGGCTTCCAAACCCATAGAATCGTTGTCCGCCGGTTCCTGACTCATCACAGGAAACGTGCCAGATTAATTTACCCGGATTATCCTTGTCAGACATTGTAACCCTTATCGAGATAGTGATAGAGGAGAACAATATTTAATCATCTTGCAAGGCATTGATAAAGATCGTTTTTATCTTTAAGAGCTAGATTTTGTTCCCCGCTAGTATATATTCACAATTCTTACATTACTGAGGCTGCCATCTGGCGGCCTTTTTTCATTCCCCTCAATTTTCTGAGAGGACTCACGGCAATAAGAGGGGGCTAAATGTCCGCAGAACCGATATCTGCTACGGCAACTGCTGGTGTTGCAGCCGGTACGACCGGAATCACCTTTGCCACGATGTTTCCAGAAGCTACGCCTGCAGTAATGCTTTGCTCACTTGCCGGGGCCGCACTTTATGTCCTGAGTAGTGAAGACCACAAACTCTGGAAGCAGATACTGTTCGCGCTTATCTCGTTCATTGGCGGGATTTACTGCGCAGCAACAGCATCTGAAATCATCGCGGCGCTTATCAATGCGGCATTAAGTCACCTTTCTCCGCCAGTTGCCGTGAAAGTTTCTCCAGCCATTGGTGCGCTGGCGGCCTCAACGGTTTCTGTCACCGTCCTGCTTCGCGTTCTCAAGCGCTCGAAGACAGGAGACTTACCCGGATTGAAGGGGGAAGAATGACGTGGCAAACACTGATCCTGAACATTAACGCTGTTGCATGCATCCTTATCACCATACGTCTGATGTTCTTCAGGAAGCGGAGCTTACGCCGTCGACGTCTGATGGAATTTCTCGCGTATGGGCTGATCCTCGCACCAGCGTTTACCGCTTTCCGCATCTGGCATGGTGATTACGTGCAGGTCGACTACGGAGAGTTGGTCGTCAATCTCGTTGTCTGCATTGCCGTATGGCGAGCAAGGGGCAACATCGCAAGAATTGCAGGGGAAAGCACAACGTGACCAAAGACGAAATATTTAATGCCATCCTCGGCAAAGAGGGCGGGTACGTTAATCACCCCGACGACAAAGGCGGCCCAACAAACTGGGGGATCACGCAAGCGGTAGCTCGCGCCCACGGTTATAACGGTGATATGCGCAACCTTACCCGCCAGCAGGCGCTGGATATCCTGACTGCTGACTACTGGACAGGGCCACGCTTCGACCTTGTTTCTGAGGTATCACCAGCCATCGCTGCCGAACTCTGCGACACAGGCGTAAACATGGGTCCATCGGTGCAGACCAAATGGTTTCAGCGTTGGCTGAACGTGTTCAACATTCAGGGCACGCTCTATCCCGATCTGATTGCAGATGGTTTTATCGGTCCGCGAACTATCAGCGCGCTAAAAAGCTATCTTTCCCGGCGAGGAAAAGAGGGTGAGCTGGTTATGCTCCGCGCCCTGAATTGCAGCCAGGGCCAGCGTTATCTCGAGCTGGCAGAACAGCGCAGCGCGAACGAGACGTTTGTTTATGGCTGGGTAAAGGAACGGGTGGTTATATGACGCTTGAGATGATCACCGGAATCGTTGTAGCAGTATTTGCTGCTATCGCTGCCGCGTTTGGCTTGGGTCATTCACGCGGTACCAGCAAAGCGGAAGCGAAAGCAGACCTGCAGCGCACCGAAGAAAAGGCCGCAGCCACTGAAGCAGTAGCCGAACGCCGGGTAGAAGCAACGAAAGAGGCCAGCAATGTACAGCAAACTGTTAACCATATGTCTGGCGACGATGTTGATCGCGAGCTGCGGGACAACTGGACCCGTAAAGGTTGAGGTAGTGGACACGGCTTGCGACTGGGTTAAACCCATCTACGGAACGGCTCACGACTGGGATGTTCTGGACCGCCAGACGAAGAAAGACATCCTGGCGCATAACAAAGCATGGCAGGCGAACTGCCAGAATATGAAAAATTAAGAGAATGGCGAGCAATGAAGCCCGCCATGGATCCTATTGCTCTGCAAGGTAGTCTAAACCTTGGCAACTGATACGTGTCTTATCTGGTGAAAACCAGTAACTACCTTCTAAGTAGTCCCATTTCATATCAGTGATAATCAACCCTTTATCAGACAAATAGAGCATGTGCCCATCGAACTCGTTTTCACTGCCAACATCGTTTGCCAGCCCTTGCATGTATTCGGAAGAAGGGTAGTAAGGATAAACTTCTGCTAATCCTTTTAGTATCAGAACTAATTTATCTTTTTGAATTTTCATTATAAATCCCAATAATTTACTCACCGAATGTGAGCAATAGAGATATTGGGATTAATTGTCAAAAAGCAATAGATGCAAGCTTTAATTCAACTGGACAACTCTTTCTTTTCCTAAATTCTTTGCATTCATGAAAGGAAATTTAAATGCAGGTCACTATTGATGGTGTCCCGTATGCACCCGCCTGCGCAATTCCATCGCGGATCGGCATTGCGATAACGACACACCAGCGCGCTGACGTTCTGAAACGAGCGCTTGAACAGCACATGAAACATTTGCCAACCGGTGCGCTTGTGGTGGTTGTCGATGATGGCTCCAAACCTGCAGCGGTAGCTCCCTACGGCGTGCGGCTGCTTCGCCATGAAACATCACTCGGCATTGTTGCTTCGAAGAACGCCAGCCTGTCAGCGCTTATGGATGCCGGGTGCGAGCATCTTTTTCTTTGGGATGATGATGCCTGGCCCATCGCCGATAACTGGCATCTTCCCTACATCGAATCACCCGAGCCACATCTGGCTTACCAGTTTCTCGATCTGGCTGGCCGCAATAAGCTGAATGACCTTTCGGTGCTTTACCGTGACGATCAGCATATGGCGTATACCGGGCAGCGCGGCGTGATGCTGTATTACAACCGCAGCGCCATAGAGAAGGTGGGCGGATTCGATCCGGTTTACGGTCGTGGCATGTATGAACACAGCGACCTTGCCCTGCGCATCCATAACGCTGGACTGACTACCTGGGCTTACGCTGATGTCGTCGGTTCAGAAAAGCTGATTCACTCCCTCGATGAGCATGAAGCAGTGGAGCGCTCGGTACCGAGACCAGACCGGCAGGCGCTGGTGGAACGTAACGTTAAAATCCACAACGAACGGCGCGATACCGGGTTTACCGGGTATGTGGAGTACCGGCGGCAATGCGACGTGGTAATCACTACGTTACTGACCAGCCAGCCTGACCCTCAGCGCGGTACGAAAATGGCAGCCTCACCTGACATGCTGAGCAAATGGGCGGCCTCGCTTCGGAATTGTGGACGTATTGCGCTAGTGGATGAATTACTGACGGCCCCGGCAGATGTTGAGCTGTATCTCGTACCTGACGTGAAGATGAATGTCTACTTTCGTCGCTGGCTGCATATCTGGCAGCACCTGCGCGATCACCCTGAATATCGGTTCGTCTGGTGTACCGATGGTACCGACGTCGAAATGCTTCGCGCGCCGTGGGAAGAAATGCAGCCCGGGACTGTTTACGTCGGTTCTGAACCGAAGACCTACGCCGACACCTGGGCGAAACAGAATCATCCTGAGCGTATCTATCAGGAATTCATTGAAGCGCACCGCGGCGATGTGATGCTTAATGCTGGCCTGCTGGGTGGCAACCGCGCTGATGTCATGGCGTTTGCTCACGGCATCATCCGTCTTTACTACCGGATCGAGAGTTATCGTTTCTGGAAGAAAGAACAGGCTGGCGCCGCGGTGGGCGACATGCTGGCATTCGGTATTGTCGCACAGTCATTCGCTGACAGGCTGGTCACCGGCCCTATGGTTCATACCGTTTTCAAAACTGATGGTATCGGTAAGGAGGCCGCGTGGTGGAAACACAAGTGAAGTATGTTGTGGTTGGTCACCATTCCCGCTATGCCTCAGCTGCATTGCTGGCTGGCGAACTTGGCGCACACCTGCTTATCGATGAAGGGAATCACGGTGCGAACTGGAATCATCACCGCGCGCTGCAATGGGCTGCCGAACAATCCTGTCGGGTAGTAGTGCTGGAGGACGATGCCCTGCCAGTCAGTGAGTTTATAGATCAGGTTGCTGTCTGGCTGGCGAGGTTCCCGTGTCACATGCTGAGTTTTTACCTCGGTACCGGGCGGCCTCCACAGTATCAAATGCAGATCGCTGAGCGGCTAATCGTGGCTGATAAGACACGCGCTGATTACATCACGCTGTCGAGACTCATTCATGGCGTTTGCTATAGCGTCCCGCTTGAGCATGTGCATCGCGTGCTATCCCGTTGGGATAACAGCAAACCCGCCGATTACGCTGTGGGTGATGCATGGGGTGGCTCAGTGATCTATCCGTGTTACTCGCTGGTGGACCATGCTGACGGCGAACCGGTTGAGCGTCACCCTGACTCAGCGCCACGCACAGAACGCCGCCGGGCGTGGAGGTTAGCCTGATGCCTGCGTTAATACCGAGAGCATGCCGCAAGCGTGGCTGCCCTGGCACAACCACAGACCGCTCAGGCTATTGTCCCAAACACCTTAATGAAGGCTGGCAGCAGCATCAGCGAGGACAGAGCAGGCATCAGCGAGGTTATGGCAGCAAGTGGGACAGGCTGCGCCCAATCGTTCTCGACAGAGATAAACACCTTTGTCAGGAATGCCTGCGAAATGGAAGGTACACACCCGCTGAGACGGTGGACCACATCACCGCCAAAGCAAATGGGGGACCGATGACCTGTCCAACCTCGAAAGCCTCTGCAAGCCTTGCCACAGGGCGAAGACAGCGGTCGAAAGACTCAAATGACATAAATTCTCATTTGAATCGACAGAGGGGGAGGGCGGGTTGAAAGTTCAGGAACGACGCGCCAAAGGACCGCCGCCTAACCTCTTTTCACATCACCGCAGGTTAGAAAACTTTTTTATGGGGTCCCCCATTCGATGATTAATAGGAGTTTTCGATTATGTCTGGACCACCGAAAACCCCGACCCATCTACGTTTGGTGAGGGGTAACCCATCAAAACGCCCAATTAATGAAAACGAACCTAAGCCAGCTGCAGGGGTACCCACAACGCCGAAGCATTTCGACAAGCAGGGGAAATACTGGTTTAAGCGGATGGCCGACGAGCTCGATGCTATCGGTGTGATGTCCCAACTGGACGCCAGAGCCCTGGAGTTGCTGGTTGAGGCATATACCGAATACCGGCACCACTGCGAAACGCTTGAAATTGAGGGGTACACCTACCGGACCGAAACACAGAGCGGGGATGTGATGATCAAAGCCCACCCGGCAGCCGTCATGAAAGCTGATGCCTGGAAGCGTCTGCGCGCCATGCTCGGTGAGTTCGGCATGACGCCAGCCAGCCGCTCTAAAGTGAATGCAAAAGGTCCTGATGCGGTTGACCCGCTGGCCGAGTTTATGAAAGCGAGGGATTAATGGCTAAGGTTGCAGAAGGCATCCGCTACGCCGAGAGGGTGGTGGCGGGAGAAATTATTGCCTGTGAGTATGTGCGCCTTGCCTGCCAGCGTTTTCTTGACGATCTGGCACACGGCGAAGAGCGCGGTATTTTCTTCAGTGAGCCACGCGCGCAGCACATTCTGAATTTCTATAATTTTGTTCCTCACGTAAAAGGCGCCCTGGCAGGCCAGCCTATTGAGCTGATGGACTGGCATGTTTTCATCCTGATTAATATTTTTGGTTTTGTTATCCCGCTGGTTAACGAAGAGACGGGGGAAACCGTCCTGCGTAACGACGGCAGCGGTCGGCCGGTGATGGTTCGGCGTTTCCGTACAGCAGATGTTGAGGTGGCCCGTAAAAATGCCAAATCAACACTTTGCTCCGGCGTGGGGCTTTATATGGCTGGCGCAGACGGCGAGGGCGGGGCGGAGGTGTATTCCGCTGCAACCACCCGTGACCAGGCACGAATTGTTTTTGAAGACGCAAAAAATATGGTCAAGAAGGCGAAAGCCACTCTTGGGCGGATCTTCGAATTCAACAAGCTCGCTATCTACCAGGAGCAAACCGCCTCCAAATTCGAGCCTTTATCATCAGATGCGAACAACCTCGACGGCCTGAATATCCACTGCGCCATCGTCGACGAGCTGCATGCTCACAAAACCCGTGACGTCTGGGACGTTCTGGAGACGGCAACCGGCGCGCGCCTGCAATCGCTGCTTTTCGGTATCACCACCGCAGGCTTCAACAAAGAAGGTATCTGTTACGAACTACGCGATTACGCAATCAAGGTCCTGCGCGGCCTGGTTAAAGACGATACGTTTTTTGCCATCATCTACACCTTAGATGAAGGTGACGATCCCTTTGATGAAAAAGTCTGGCAGAAGGCGAATCCGGGGCTGGGTATCTGTAAGCGCTGGGATGATCTGCGCCGCCTGGCTAAAAAGGCGAAAGAGCAGGTTTCGGCCAGGATTAACTTTTTCACCAAACACATGAATATCTGGGTTACCGCTGAGTCTGCCTGGATGGACATGATGAAATGGGAAAAATGCGAGTTTATCGCCCCGCAGCACGAACTTAAAACCTATCCCTCCTGGGTTGGCGTTGACCTTTCAAACAAAATTGATATCTGTGCGGCCGCTAAAGTCTGGCGCGCGCCAGGTGGTCACGTTCATGCAGATTTCAAATTCTGGTTGCCGGAAGGACGGCTTGAGAAATGTTCACGCCAGATGGCTGAGCTCTATCGTAAGTGGGCCGAGCTGGACAAACTGATCCTTACCGACGGGGATGTAATCGACCATGCTCAGATTAAGGAAGAGCTGCAGGTGTGGGTTGCTGGCGAGAGTCTGAAAGAAATTGGCTTCGATCCCTGGAGTGCGACGCAGTTCAGCCTTGCGCTGGCAGAAGAAGGGCTGCCGCTGGTGGAAGTGCCGCAGACGGTTCGCAATTTCTCTGAGGCGATGAAAGAGGTAGAAGCACTGGTATACGGTGGACGCTTTCATCACAGCGATCACCCGGTAATGAACTGGATGATGTCCAACGTAACCGTCAAACCTGACCGGAACGAGAACATTTTCCCGAACAAGTCCACACCAGAGGCCAAGATTGATGGCCCGGCGGCATTGTTCACAGCAATGAGCCGCGTTCTGGTTAACGGTGGCAACGACCAGCAGGATCTCTCCGGATTCTTCAATAATCCCATCATGGTAGGTTTCTGATGAAAAAAAACAAACAGCCAGGCAGGGTGAAAAGCGCTCTGCTTAACTGGCTTGGTGTGCCTATCAGCCTGACTACCGGCACGTTCTGGGAGGAATGGTTTGGCACCAGCAGCAGCGGAAAGGTGGTCACGGCCGATAAAGCCATCCAGCTATCGGCTGTGTGGGCATGCGTAAGACTGTTAAGCGAGTCTATTTCAACCCTTCCGCTGAAAATATACGTTCGACAGCCTGACGGTTCGCGTAAAGCGGCAACAGACCATCCGGCCTATTCGATATTGTGCCGCCGACCCAATTCAGAAATGACACCATCACGCTTTATGTTGATGGTCGTCGCCAGTATTTGCCTGCGCGGGAACGCCTTCATTGAGAAGAAATTCATCGCAAACCGCCTGGTTTCGCTGGTGCCTTTACTGCCGCAGAACATGGTGGTTAAACGTCTCACTACCGGGGCGCTGGAATACAAATACACTGAAAACGGAAACGAGCGCGTCATTCCGGTCAAAAACATCATGCACATTCGCGGGTTCGGTCTGGACGGTGTTTGCGGCATGATGCCGATGAAGACCGGCCGGGATGTGATCGGTTCAGCAATGGCCGTTGAAGAGTCCGCGGCGAAGATATTCGAGCAGGGTCTGCAGAGCTCAGGTTTTCTCTCCGCTGATAACGCGCTGACAGACGAGCAACGTGAAAGACTTCGTGGCTATATGGCATCATTCACCGGCTCCAAAAACGCCGGAAAAATTATGGTTCTTGAAGGCGGCCTGAAATATCAGGGCGTGACCATGAACCCGGAAGATGCTCAGATGCTCGAAAGCCGCGCATTTAGCATTGAGGAGATCTGCCGCTGGTTTCGCGTTCCGCCTTTCATGGTTGGTCACACCACGAAACAAAGCAGCTGGGCATCAAGCCTTGAAGGGATGAACCTGCAGTTTCTTACTCATACACTTCGACCGCTGCTGGTGAATATTGAGCAGGAAATTGGCCGGTGCTTACTCGACAGCGATGATGAAGTGTTTGCAGAATTCTCTGTTGAAGGTCTACTGCGAGCCGATAGTGCTGGTCGCGCGGCATACTATACCAGCGCGCTTCAGAATGGCTGGATGTCCCGTAATGACGTTCGTCGTCTTGAGAACATGCCGCCAATTGAAGGGGGCGATATTTACACCGTTCAGCTCAACCTGACGCAACTGAAAGATCTCGAAAGCAGCAACCCTGCTGTTCAGGCACTGGCCCTGCGAGAGCTGCATAACCACGTATTCCCCGATATTTCCTTTGAACAATCTCCGCTGAAACAGGCCGCTTAGGAGCACTTTCCTGATGAGCAAAAAACAACTTCCGGTAGCACCGGCGGGGCGCCCCTGCGCGCGCGTTACCTGTGAAACATTACCGTCCGCACTGGACCGCTGGGACGGTGGGATCAAAGCTGCGGCCACCGACGATAACAGCATTTCTGTTTTTGATGTTATCGGGCAGGACTACTGGGGCGAAGGGGTAACAGCTAAACGTATTGCCGGTGCGCTTCGGGCGATGAACGGTGCTGACGTTACGGTGAATATCAACTCACCGGGCGGCGACATGTTCGAAGGTCTGGCTATTTATAACCTGCTCCGCGAATACGAAGGCCGTGTAACGGTGAAGGTGCTGGGCATTGCCGCCAGTGCCGCCTCGATAATTGCGATGGCCGGGGATGATATTCAGATCGGTCGTGGTGCCTTCCTGATGATCCACAACTGCTGGGTCTACGCGATGGGTAACCGCCATGACTTTGCGGAACTGGCACAGTCTCTTGAGCCGTTCGATACCGCTATGGCTGACATCTACGCGGCGCGCTCCGGCCTTGATATGGCCGCTGTGCAGAAGCTGATGGACGCGGAAAGCTATATCGGTGGCAGTGATGCTGTGGCGAAGGGACTGGCAGACAGCCTGCTTTCTGCTGATGCGGTCAGCGACGGCGACGAATCGCCTGCAGCCGCGCTTCGCAAACTTGATGCATTGCTGGCCAAGACCAACACCCCGCGCTCTGAGCGCAGAAAGCTCATTAAAGCCTTATCCGGTGGCATGCCTGGCGCTGTCACCACCAACGACGGTACGCCGGGCGCTGCCGAAGACATCAAACCTGAAACCCTCAATTCACTTGAAAGCGCTCTTGCGGCGTTAGTCAAATAAGGACCCTTTATGTCTGAAGTAAACGATATTCTGAAAAAAGTCACGGCCAGCATTGAAGAGGCAACCGGCAAGTTCAACGCGAAAGCAGAAGACGCGCTCAAAGAGGCGCAGAAGTCCGGCAAGCTGTCAGAAGAAACAAAGGCAGCCGTCGATAAAATGGCTTCTGAGTTCAACGCACTGCGTGAGGCAGAAAAAACGCTGAAGGCAGCCATGGGCGAACTGGAGCAACATGTTGCCCAGATGCCGCTGGCAAACGCGAAGCATGTTGTGGAGTCAATCGGCCAGCAGGTGATCTCTGCTGAAGCGCTGAAAACCTTTGCTGCAGGTGTTGAAGGTGGCAAACGTATCAGCATCCCGGTGAAGGCTGCCCTGACTTCGGTGGATGTGCCTGATGGTGTTGTGGAGCCTCAGCGCCTGCCGGGTATTGATACGGCACCGAAGCAGCGTCTGTTTATCCGCGATCTGATTGCGCCTGGTCGCACTTCTTCCCCGGCTATTTTCTGGGTGCAGCAGACGGGCTTCACCAACAACGCGAAAGTGGTTCCTGAAAATACGCAGAAACCATACAGCGAAATTGAGTTCACGCCGAAAATCACTGGCGTCAGCACCATCGCCCACCTGTTCAAAGCCTCTAAGCAGATCCTTGATGACTTCGCACAGTTGCAGTCCACCGTTGATGCAGAAATGCGCTACGGGCTGAAGTACGCAGAAGAGCAGGAAATTCTCTTTGGTGATGGTACCGGCGTTCATCTGCATGGCATCGTTCCTCAGGCGTCGGCGTTTAATCCAGCGTTCACTGTCGAACAGCAGAGCGGGATTGATGATCTGCGTCTGGCAATGTTGCAGGCGCAGCTGGCGCGCTTCCCTGCATCCGGTCACGTTCTTCACTTCATTGACTGGGCGCGGATCGAGCTGACAAAAGACAGCCTGGGACGTTACATCCTGGCTAACCCGGCGGCACTGACTGGCCCGACTCTGTGGGGTCTGCCGGTTGTTGCAACGGAAGCGGCAGCCTTCCAGGGTAAATTCCTGACCGGTGCATTCAACGCTGGCGCGCAAATCTTCGACCGCGAAGATGCGAACGTGGTGATCTCCACGGAGAACGCCGACGACTTCGAGAAAAACATGATCACCATCCGTTGCGAGGAACGTCTGGCGCTGGCCGTCAAACGCCCTGAGGCATTTGTATACGGTGCATTCCGCACTGGCGCTGGTAGCTGATGAAATAGCGGCCTTCGGGCCGCTTTTACAGGTGGGAAAATGAAACTGATTGCACTTAAACCGATTTATTTCGGCGGTACCGTCGTTACTGAGGGGCTTCCGCTGGAAACTCTGGAACAGCACGGTCGCGAGCTCATCAAAAAAGGCTATGCGATGCTCGATGAATCAGAAAATCCTGCAGAGCAGGAACAGCAGCAGGAACAGCAGCAGGAACAGCAGCAGGAACAGCAGCAGGAACAGCAGCAGGAACAGCCGGAAGTAAAAGCGGACAAGAAGGCGAAAAAATAATGGTCGACCTTGATGTGGTGAAACAGCACTGCCGCATTGATACCGATTTTTCCGGAGACGATGCCCTGCTGACTTTATACACCGGTGCGGCGGCGCGTTACGTCCAGACATGGACAAGGCGAACGCTCTATGAAAACCAGAGCTCCCCTGGCTACGCAGATGACCCGGACCCGATTCTACTGAATGATGATGTTAAAGCGGCCATGTTATTGCTGATAGGTCACTGGTATGCCAACAGAGAATCAGTTTCCGTCGGTCAGACTGTTGCAGAGGTCCCGTTTGCAGTTGAAGCCTTGCTGCAGCCATACCGAATTTACGGGGTATAGGAGGACTTTATGCAGGCCGGAAGACTGAGAGACATGGTGGTGGTTCAGAACCTCACAACATCCAGAGATCCTTCTGGCCAGCCTGTTGAAGCATGGCATGACGGCGCAGAAACCTGGGCAGAAGTAAAGGGCATTAGTGGCCGCGAGCTGGTAGCCGCTGGTGCTGAAACCGCAGTCGCCACTATCAGGGTATGGACACGATTTCGTAGCGATATAACTGCTGCATCCAGAATCAGGGTTATGACTGGCCCGTTCAAGGGGGCCATTTTGAATATTATTGGTCCGCCTATCCCTGATTCTCGTGGTGTTCAGCTCGAAATTCTTTGCAAACAGGGGACCGAAAAATGATTGAGACGAGCCTCGATTTTTCCGGATTGAATGACATCGCAAAGGATCTGGAGGCGCTTAGCCGTGCCGAAAACAACAAGGTTCTGCGTGATGCCACGCGCGCCGGTGCCGAAGTGCTTAAGGAAGAAGTGATCGCCCGCGCTCCGGTGCGTACCGGGAAACTGAAAAAAAACGTGGTGGTGGTGACCCAAAAAAGCCGTCGCCGCGGGGAAATTTCTTCCGGCGTCCATATTCGTGGCGTTAACCCGCGCACCGGGAACAGCGATAACACGATGAAGGCGAATAACCCGAGAAACGCCTTTTACTGGCGATTCGTTGAACTGGGTACCGCTAACATGCCTGCGCATCCGTTTGTGCGACCCGCTTACGATACGCGCGAGGAAGAGGCCGCCAGCGTCGCCATCGCCAGGATGAATCAGGCTATTGATGAGGTATTGAGCAAGTGAATGAAGATAATATCTACGCCTTGCTTTCTCCCCTGGCAGAGGGGCGGGTATACCCCTATGTTGCGCCATTAGGTAGTGACGGGAAACCGTCTGTCTCTCCACCCTGGATTATCTTTTCCATCGTCGATGATGTTTCCGCTGACGTACTGTGTGGCCAGGCAGAGAGCAGGGTTTCCGTTCAGGTCGATGTGTATTCCACTTCGATCGCTGAATCACGCTCCCTGAGAGATTTGGCGTTCGCTTCGCTTAAGCCGTTAAACCCGACAGAGGTGGTAAAAATCCCCGGGTACGAGCCAGATTATCGGCTCTACCGTGCCACCCTGGATTTTAAAGTTACCCCCTGACAATTAATTCACCCAACGAACCCGCCTGATGGCGGGTTTTCTTTTTCCAGGAGACAGCTATGTCTGCACTTTATGAAAAATCGCAGCTGACGAAGATCCTTATTTCCTCCCTGCCAGCCACCAAGGAAACGATGGATTCCGCAACCTTCCTCGATCTGAGTTGCACCATCAAAGAAATTCAGTTCACCGGTGGTCAGAAGCAGGATATCGACGTAACAACGCTTTGCTCGACCGAGCAGGAGAACATTAACGGCCTGCCTTCTCCGTCAGAAATCTCTCTGTCCGGAAACTTCTACAAGAATCCGGCGCAGGACGCCTTGCGTGAAGCGTATGACAACGATACGACCTACGCTTTCCAGGTTATCTTCCCTTCCGGCAAGGGCTTTAAGTTCCTGGCTGAAATCCGCCAGCACACCTGGTCTTCCGGTACCAACGGCGTGGTTGCGGCAACGTTCTCCCTGCGCCTGAAAGGTAAGCCTGAAAACATCGAGTCTGGCTCCTGAGAGGTCGCATGAAGAATATTAAAAATCTCGCCCTGGCTAAGATGTCGGGTTTCCGTCATAAGACGGTCGCCGTTCCTGAGTGGGAAGGCGTCAAAGTGGTTCTGCGTGAGCCGTCAGGTGAAGCCTGGCTGCGCTGGCAGGAAGTGGTGAAAGCGGGTGCTGATGATGAGAATGTGTCGGTATCGGAAAAGGCACACCGTAATCTTTGCGCTGACGTGGTGCTCTTCATTGACGTCCTGTGCGACACCGATAAGCAACCGGTATTCAGCGTAGACGAAGAAGAGCAGGTGCGTGAAATCTACGGCCCCGTCCATTCACGCCTGCTCAAACAGGCGCTTGACCTGATCAACAACGCGGACGAAGCGCGGGAAAAGTCTCAACCCCCGGCGTAAAGTTTCTGATGTCGCTTGCGCTCCGGATGGGGCGCACGCTCTCAGAGCTTCGGCATAATATGACGGCAAGCGAGTTACTGATGTGGATTGAGTTCGACAGGCAAAGCCCGGTTGGAGATATTCGCGGAGATATTCAGGCTGCCCAGATCGTCTCTGCCATCTACGGCTCACAGGGGGCAAAAGTACAACTGGACGATGCAATACTGCGCTGGGGTGGTGAGGAGCAATCAGAACCGAAGGACCCGTTTGCTGGGCTTGAGGAAGCGCTAAGTGTTGCCGCTGGTTGATTAATGATGTATACCCGCCATTATAAAATCGATGGAGGGGTAAATGAGAAATATTTTAGCAGTTATCACAGCAGCAGTTGTTTTGATAAGTATCATCTTTGCATTGCGACAGCCGATTGCATTAGTTTTTTTGTTTGCTTCCTGCGCAATTCCAATCGTTTATGTGGCGAAGAGTAATAAAACCTTAGCAAAAACTCTTATCATTTTAGGGTGTTTAGCTTCACTTTTATTTGTTAATTCAATGGTGCCGATATTTGGTGAAAGATATCAATTCTACAAGAAAAGTAGAGATGAGCACGACAGGCTCATCCAGGAGAGATATCAGGAATTAAATAGAGAATCAGCTAGAGAATACCACCGAAATAACTAAGTCAGATATGATTGCCCGCGACAGCGGGTTTTTTTTCGCCCGGAGAATGTGATGGCAACATTACGTGAATTGATTATTAAAATTTCCGCTAACTCGCAATCATTCCAGACGGAAATTTCCCGCGCCTCACGTATGGGACAGGATTATTACCGCACCATGCAGAATGGTGGTCGTCAGGCCGCCGCTGCCGCCAGAGAGAGCGAAAGGGCGTTATCTGATCTGACCGCTGGGTTTGCATCGGCAGGAAGAGCCGCTGCTGCTGCTACGGCCGCTTTTGCGACTGGTAAGCTCGTGCAGATTGCCGATGAGTGGAATTCCGTAAACGCTCGTCTTAAACAGGCATCATCTTCTGCTGATGATTTTGCCGCTTCACAGCGTCAGTTAATGGAAATCAGCCAAAGAACCGGCACGGCATTTTCAGATAACGCAAACCTTTTTTCTCGCGCAGCTGCCTCAATGCGCGAGTACGGCTATAGCTCTGACGAAGTTCTGAAAATTACAGAAGCTGTCTCTACCGGCCTAAAACTTTCTGGGGCTAACACTCAGGAGGCGAGTTCTGTTATCACTCAGTTCAGCCAGGCGCTCGCACAAGGCGTTCTTCGTGGTGAAGAATTTAATGCCGTTAACGAAGCCGGTGATCGGGTAATCCGCGCTCTGGCTGCGGGAATGGGTGTGGCTCGTAAAGATCTTAAGAGCATGGCTGACCAGGGGCAGCTTACGATTGATAAGGTTGTCCCGGCTTTAATGAGCCAGTTAGGAGCATTGCAGGGCGAATTTGCCAGCATGCCTCAAACGGTTTCTGGATCCCTTCAAAAAGTAACTAACTCATTCATGGCCTGGGTGGGCGGTGTAAACCAGGCAACCGGTGCTACTGATGCGTTGTCTGGCGGATTGGATAATGTTGCCCAGACGCTTGATTCTTTTACCTCATCAGCAGTGAGTGGCGCGCTGAATGACGTTGCTGAAAATATGTCAACAATTACAACAGTCGCTGGGGCGCTTGTTGGTGTTGGGTTGGCAAGATACCTCAGCGGAGTTGTAAGCAGCGCCACTAGCGCAACAGGTGCGCTAATTTCAGCTGCGAAATCAGAGGTCTCGCTTGCTGTCGCGCAGGACAAAGCGGCTCAGTCTGCTGTTGCAGCTTCCAGGGCTGAAGTTTACCGTGCTCAGCAGGCGGTTCAGAGATCGCGAAGCGCAGATGTTCAGGCAGCGCAGCAAGAAAAAATTGCGGCAGCGGAAGCTAAAGTTACAGCCGCTCAAGCCAGACTGACCACCGCTCTTGCAAGTGGCACCGCTACGGAAAAAGTCAGGGCCAGAACTGCGCTTGAGCGTGCACAGGCAGGGCTGGTGGCTGCAAAAAATGCCGACGCTCAGGCTTTTGCTGAAAGACGACTGGCTTCTGCGGAGGCAGCCAGAGACAGGAATCTGGCAAATCGCGTCTCCACCCAGCGAAATCTCAACAATGTAACATCAGTTGGTACTCGCCTGATGAGTGGTGCACTTGGTCTCATCGGCGGAATACCGGGTTTGGTCATGTTGGGCGCTGGGGCCTGGTATGCGATGTATCAGAATCAGGAGCAGGCACGTCGTTCCGCCCAGGAGTATGCTGGTCAGATTGATGAAATTAGGCAAAAAACCTCAAAAATGTCTCTGACCGAGACGGATGAAAATCGTGGGCAAACCGTTGAGGCTCTCGTTGAACAAAATCGTTTGGTTGATGAGCAAGCCAAAAAGGTTGGTGAGCTGAAGAACCAGATCGACGATTTGAATGCATCGCGTGGAAAACCGGGCATTACCAGCGAGAACGATGCAAATATCCTTAAAGCAATAGCTATTGTTACGGATCAACTCGCTGTTGAAGAGGGAAAATTGAATGACATGCGAGATAAATCTCGCGGCATTCAGCAGGCTCTCGAAGAAATTGAGCGGCGTCGTAATGATTTAATACGCGAACAAGCCTGGCGACAGAATGCGGTATATCAATCGATGATCATGATGAATGGTCAGCATACTGAATTTAACCGTCTGCTGGGTCTGGGAAATCAGCTATTAATGGCCAGGCAAGGGCTGGCTAACGTCCCGCTCAGACTTCCTCAGGCCGACCTCGACAAAAAGCAAACTGATGCTCTCGAAAAGAGTCGCCGGGATCTGAAGTTGTCACGCCTGAAGGGTGAGGCCAAAGAGCGCCTGCGTCTGAGTTATGCAGCCGATGACCTGGGGTTAACCAGTGATCCGCAATTCCAGACAGGCCGTCAGGAGTTTATTAATAACGGTCTTGCTGAATGGCGGAATAATGAGGCCAACAAACCTAAGGCGAAGGGTGGTAAAACCGAAGGCGAGAAAACCGAGGATGTGTATAAGCGCCTTATCAAGCAGCAAAAAGAGCAGATTGCCCTGCAAGGCCAGAATACTGAACTGGCGAAGGTTAAATACCAGGTCAGCCAGGGCGAACTTGCTTCTCTGACAGAAGCCCAGAAAAAGACGGTATTGCAGAATGCTGCGCTGATTGACCAGGTTAAATTGCGTGAGCAGCTGCGAAATTACGAAGCCAACCTTGCTGACAGTAACGCCAGCGCCCGCGCAGCCAATGAAGCGCAACTGCTGGGTTACGGGCAGGGAACCAGGTTCCGTGAAAGACTTCAGGAGCAGTTCAATCTGCGTAAGGAGTTTGAGCAGAAGAATACCGATCTTCTCCGGCAGCGTCAGGCTGGTGAAATTGATGAGGCGTTCTATCAGCAGGGGCTGGCGCTTAATAAACGCTATCTCGATGAGCGCCTGCGTGATCAACAGGGATTCTATACTGCATCAGATGCCCAGAGGAGCAACTGGGCCGCCGGCATGAAAGAGGGCTTTGCTAACTGGGCAGATACTGCATCGGATTACGCCTCACAATCTGCTGATCTGGTTAACAACAGCATGTCTGGGCTTGTGGGGAATATTTCTGAAGCTCTTGCAGGTAACAAGGTTGACTGGGAGGACTGGTCGAAATCGGTGCTGGCATCAATGCAGAAAATTATCCTCAACGCGATGATCGTCAACTCTCTGCAGTCTTCTATGGGCGGTGGTGGTTTTCTTGGCGGCTTGTTTGGAGGTTCTGCTGGTGGATCAACACCGTCTGGTTCTTATAATTCGGCAGCATCCGGCCTTCAGCTCAACGCAAAGGGGGGCACTTACGCTTCTGCCAGCCTCAGCGCTTACAGTAACAGCATAGTCAGGTCACCCACATACTTTGCTTTTGCGAAAGGCGCTGGATTGATGGGAGAAGCAGGCCCAGAAGCCATTATGCCGCTCACGCGATCTGCAGATGGTTCACTCGGCGTTCGGGTAACAGGAGCTCAAACGGCCCCGGGAGGCGGCGGAGAAATCCATATCACCCAGCATATCAATGTTTCTGGTAACGGTGACGCCGCGCTTAATCGTGCCATGCAGGAGGCTGCGCGTCAGGGAGCTGCCGATGGTGCTAAAAAAGCGCGGCAGGACATGCTGAGTGATTTTCAGACCAACGGTCAGGCCAGGAGGATGCTTGGCGTCTAATGGTACTTATTGTGTTATTAATGAGCCGAAAGGCAGGAGTAATTTATGAAGCCAAAAAAGAAAGATAATGAAAACATGAAAGATTATATGATTTCTGATAATACGACCTGCAAAAAACAGGTCGTGGTCATGCAAATTAAAAAAGACCGTATTCTAATTTCAGAAAATGGTATCAGCCTTCTTTGTTTGTCAGCGTTTTGACCATGGCTCCTAGTTGAGCAAAGGCCAACTGAGTCTTATCGTTCCCGGCGTTTTGTTCATAAACCCTATCAAGGTTTTTCAGAAGCTCATGACCAAACCCTGGGATATGGTCATCAAGCGTTCTGGCTAAAACTGCATAAGCAGCGCTATGGACGTAAATAACAGTTTTGTCGTCAGGAAGTTCTGTTCCCGATGATAGCGATTTTTCAAAGTTGTAATTCATATAATTTCCTTTAAGAGGTTATCAACCATCCCTCCTGGTTAAGTTCGACAGCGTCCTACCGCTGTCGGGCTGAGTTGCCAACATAACCAGGTATTTAAATCAGTAACATCCTGGTAAACGATCAGTATATTCAACATCGGGAGTAATTAAGAATGGCTGTGCTTGAATGGCCTGAAGATGTATGTCCGGCGTCGCTGACCTGGCGGCCGGAAAGTAACACCAAAACCTTTCGTTCCCCGTTTAATGGTGCATCACAGACTGTCCGTTTCCCCGGCACCCGCTGGATCTGCTCCCTGACGTTTAGCAACCTTACAGACGATAAATCCCGGCGCATCGATGCGCTGGTGGCTGATCTGGATGGTGAATATGGCAGGGTGAAGATCAGTGACTGGGGGAGGGTAGGCAGGACGCCAGCCGGAAACCCGGTGGTTTCTGACGCGAACCAGACAGGTACGCAGCTCGGCAGTAAGGGCTGGACACCCGGCACACTGGTACTGCGCACCGGTGATTACTTTACCGTCAATGACGAGCTGAAGATGGTCACTGCCGATGTGACCAGCACTGCTGCAGGAACTGCCTTTATTCCCTTTGCGCCTATGCTGCGCGCCTCTCCCCCTGCCAACGGAAAAATCGAAGTCGCTAAGCCATACGGCATTTTCAAGCTGAAGGATAACCAGCAGGGGGCCGGGAATCGCATTCCTGGCGGTTTTACCAGCTATACGCTGGAGTTTGAGGAGGCTTTCTGATGCTGTATTCCCCGTTTTCTGATTCGATGGTGGACTGGCTATCCCGCGACAGGGTTACCGCCGTGCTGGCGGCTAATGTCCAGTTTGAGTCCGGCACTGCCTACGTGCATTCCGGTACCGGCACGCTGGTACTGGGCGGTTATGTCTATTACGGCATGGGTACGATGGGCGCCATCGACGATGTAGGCGAAACCAACACAACAAGCCCGACGCAGCTCAGGATGACGCTATCAGGGCTGGATATGTCGCTGTTTGCTAAAACGCTCAATGAGCGCTGTGTGGGAAGGCCTGCGGAGCTGTATCTGGTGGCGATGGATGATAACGGCGTCGTTCAGGTTGCAGACCTGATTTTTAAGGGGAAGGTTTCCGGCACCGGGGCAACGGCGGGTGAAACGAATGCCCTGCAGTACACCGTCAGTAATATTTTTGAGGACTGGCAGCGACCGTTCCCGGACCGATATACCGACGAGTCACACCAGGCCACCCAGCCAGGCGACCGCATATTTCGTTACGTCGCGCAGATGGCAGAGCGTTCAATTTACTGGGGCAGCAAAAAAGATGCACCAGGGTTTACCTATTCGTGAGGAAGCATGAAGCATCCAGACTGGCATAACAGATTAATCGCCGTGATAAGGGCCGCTGAAAAGCGGCCTTTTTTATGGGGCGAACATGACTGCTGCCTGTTTGCGGCAGATTGTGCGGAAGCGATGACCGGGGATAATTTCGCTGACGGCTGGCGCGGGACCTACGACAGCGTAACGGGCGCAAAAAAGGCACTGCTGCGCGGCGGCGGCTCACTCGAAAAGGTGCTGGCTAAATACCTCGATGAAGTGCCGGTGAAGATGGCTCAGCGCGGCGATATCGCTGTAGTGGAAAACGCGGGTACCCGATGCGCCGGGGTAATTTACGGTGGTGCAGTGTGGGTGCCGGGAGAAACGGGTCTGGTTTGCCTTCGGATTAAGCCCCTGAGTACGTGGAGGGTTCGCTGATGCCTGCTGCAATTCCTATCATTGCGACGGTAGCCGCTGGCGCCGCTGCAGCCAATGGAGCCTACGCTATCGCAATGGCAATCACCATTGCCGCTCAGGTCGCCACACAGATGATGACGAAGAAGCCATCACTGGGGTCTTACCGGGACACTGCAGAACGTAAGCAGGTGCTGCGCGCAGCGGCCAGCCCTAAAACGGTTGTTTATGGCAGGACCGTATCTGCAGGCACTCTGTTTTTCGCTGAAGAACAGCCCGGCGAGCAGACTGATGGTGAATGGGTTCATCTTGCCATTACTCTCGCGGGGCACCCAATTTCAGGAACTGGCACCATTTACCTGGGCGATGATGATATCGGCTCCTATGGCGAGAGCGCCACGTATGAAGTGCATATCGATCGCCAGACAGCAGATCCGTTTATGCTGTCAAATTGCCCGTCGTGGAAAGATGACATGATCGGCAAGGGGATTTCCTGGCTGCGTCTGTCTCTGAAATACAATGCTGAGAAATTCCCGTCAGGCATCCCGAACGTGAAGGTTGAGAAGACGGGCCGGAAAGTATACGACCCGCGCACCGGCCGCACGGAGTACAGCAACAATCTGGCGCTGTGTGTGCTGGACTATTACCTGAGTTACCTGAAAGTCGCTGATGCTGATATTAACTGGGATCAGTTTCAGGAGGCGGCCAACATCTGCGACGAGCTGGTGACTAACGGCGACGGCACGACGGAAAAGCGTTACACGCTGAACGGGGAATTTGACCTTAGCGAAAATAAGGCGAGCATTCTTGAGGCGATGCTGACAGCTGGCGCAGCAGAGCCAACCTACATCGCCGGTAAACATGGCATCCTCGTTGGCGCGTATTATGGCCCCGCAACCGAAGTTATTACCGAGAGTCAGCTGGCAGGTGATATCGAGATCATGCCTGAGGTGTCACAGTCAGAGCGCGTTAACACCATCAGCGGTACGTTTGTCGATCCTAAACAGACATACTCTGATGCCGATTTTCCATCAGTATCTGTGAGCGAGTGGGTAACCGAAGACGGCGTGGAGATATCGCAGGATCTCAAGCTGCGTTTCGTTACGTCTGAATTTCAGGCCCAGCGCCTGGCGGACATCAAGCTTAAGCGCACCCGCATTTCCCGTACAATGAATCTCACTCTGAACCTGAGTGGATACCGGTACCGCCCCGGCATGTACGTAAAAGTTAATTTTCCCTCGCTTGGGATCGTTAACGTTGAGATGCGCGTGACAGACTGGAAATTTGGCGTGCAGAACGGTGTGCAGATTACGCTGAAGCAGGAGACTGCTGACGTGTGGGGTGACGCCATCGGTAAGCCCATCGAACGGCCACCGTTTACCCAGCTTCCACCTGGTGGGGTGGCGCAGCCTCAGAATCTGAAGTACACCGTGGAGGAAATTGGTCAGGTGGTGCAGGGCGTTCTCTCCTGGCAGAACATCGGGCAGTTTGTCTATAACCAGGTTGTCATTCGCAAGAATGGGCAGCCGGTGCTCACAGCCCAGGTTCCAGGCTCCTTCACGCGATTAACCGGTCTGCTGCAGGATACTTATACAGCCCATGTCACCGCTGTTAATCAGATGGGGGCATCATCACCTGAGGCTTACCTCGAATTCAGCATTGAGGCACCTCCTCCTCCGTCAGGCGTCACTGTAGAGCAGGCATTTTTTGCGGTGATGCTTATTCCCCGCCTCGCAGCCGTAACGAACATCTCCACCCAGTTTGATTTCTGGACCTCCGGGGAACAACCTCTGGCCAACGCTGATACGGCGACCGTGGAGGCCGGGGCCACGCGTGCGGGCATGGGGACGACGTGGACAAGCCACAACCTGAAAAACGGACATACCTATTACTGGTACATCAGAACCATCAATGCATTCGGTACATCTGCTTTCATCCAGGTGGCCGCGCTGTGCCAGACGGAAACCGGTGGGCTGATCGATATTATTGATGATGCTGTGCGTGACTCTGACGCTTTCAAAAATGTTTCTGAAGGCGTGGACACCAACCTCGAAGCAGCCATGCAGAATGCCCTGGCAAATCACGGAACGGTTGAGCACCAGTATCAGCAGTATGGGGAGGTGCGCGCTGATATCCTGGTTGTTAAAACAACGGTCGCAGAAGTGGATAAAGGCCTTGCAGACCTGTCTACATACGTGCAGGCCCAGGTAGGGGATTTGACCGCAGCTGTTAACCAGAAATTGACGGCAGAAGTAAACAGTGATGGAACAGGAAAGGCGTCCTATACGCTGAACCTCGGGATAGTCAGAAGTGGGGTGAAGTACAACACTGGTTTCGGGATGTCGATAGAGCCATCCGGCGGCACCTATAAATCTACAGTGGTCTTTGCTGCCGATCAGTTTGGTATTTACTCGGGAAGTGACCCGGGAAATTACCAGGCTGCATTCTTTGTCTATAACGGTCAGGTGTTCATCCGTGATGCCTTTATCCAGGATGGCAGCATTACTAACGCGAAGATTGGGAATTACATCCGATCAGCAAACTATGTCGCTGGTCCCAGCGGCGCAGGCTGGAACATTGATAAATCAGGGAACTGCGAGATGCACGGCGCGCTATATGCTGCCAGCGGTAATTTCGCGTTCACCGGGAATGGTAATGGCGTCACCATTGACGGAAGGGGCGTAAGAATTGATCTCGGTGGCGGTAACCTGATTGTTCTTGGAGAGTGGTAAAAATGCCAAAAGGATTACGTCTAACCTACGACGACGGTGGCCCGGCAATGGAAATAACTGCCGGGCTCCGCTGCCCTTCGTTTTGCCAGAATGTTGGCGATGCCGGATCGGGCAATCAGTTCACAATCAACCAGCGAGTAGATGGAAGTCAGATCGTCCTTATTCCGCGCAATACTGTCGACAGGTTTTGGGTGGGCACCAACCTTATACCAACAATTGTTATGCTGGATAGTTTTACCGTAAACGGCAATACCATCACCATGAATAACTGGCGTAGTGATGGGCTGGGAAGCCCTCGAACGTTTGCATCATCAATCTGGCAAATTCTTCCAGCCTCGTCAGGGAGGGGACTACTGATCAAGGACAGTACTGATTTCCTCTCAATCACCGATGCCACGATGTCGGGATACTGCGTCTGGCGCGGTACCGTCACCTTCACAGGAAGCTGGGCTACCCCAACGACAAACATCTCCCGCGACCGCTATATGGTGTTCGCCAAATGGAGTGCTGATAACGTCACCATTGAATTCGACGGCTCGAATATTATTGCGACAATAGACCATGCTGGTCTCGATCAGGATGCGACAGTTACCATGCAGATCGCTATTTTTGCCAGTGGCGTAAGCCCGACCCCGGGAAGAGGCCTGAATATCATAAAGGGTGGTGTCTGCGTGTTCTCCACCACGCGCCGGCCGTTTGTCTACCGGAACCAGACCTACGCGCCATCATGGGGAAATACCGATATCGGGGATAGCATGATACTGCTTGGCCGCTATGGCTATAACAGCGAGGTTTACACTGGCTGGGACTATTTGAAATGGGCGGGACTGATCCGCAGCGGCAATCTGGTACGCGCCGGGAGGGGAAGAAATGTCGCTTCGTGGACATCGAAATACAGCGTCGTAGGACGAAGGCTGACAAGTCTATCCATCCCCGTTATTGATGCAATTTACTGACAACCCGCTCCGGCGGGTTTTTTATTATCTGAATTCAGGAGTCCATTATGTCGGCAGGAACCATTACCCTGACAAACGGGTCCGCTATTGTTGGCGGTGCCGGAACCTCATTCGCAACTGAACTCTCCGGAGGTGATTTCATTGTTTCGACTGTGGGCGGTGTGCCCTACACGCTGCCGGTGAAAACGGTCGACAATAATACCCAGGTGACGCTGGTCAGCAACTTCACCGGGCCAACACAATCCGGCGCTGCCTGGTCAGCCGTCCCCCGCGTTGCGCTGAACATGGTAACTGCCGCGCTGGTGGCGCAAAGTGCTGAGGCGCTTCGTGGACTGAATTACGACAAACAGAACTGGCAGCAGGTTTACAGCGCAGCCGGAAACATCACAGTGAAGTTGCCAGACGGCACCACCTTCACCGGCCCATCATGGAAATATCTGTCTGACAATATGGCAACCAAGAGCGGTGGGGCCGTACCTGTTAACCAGGGCGGTACCGGATCGACAACCGAATCAGGCGCTCGCACAAACCTCGGTTTGGGAAACAGCGCAACCAGAAATGTTGGAACGACTGCAGGCACGGTAGCCGCCGGAGATGATTCGAGATTTGTCACTGTGAATGGCAAAACTGGTGGTGATATTTCCACTCAGATTTCAGTGTCTGGAAATGTTTATGCAATTAATAAATCCGCCTCAGATCCAGCCTCAGGTACTGAAGTGTCAGGTAGTGCGTTATTATCAAATTATGTAGTTAACGGTGTCACACGGGTTCTTACAGGATTCTCAGGTAGATACAAATGGGGTGAGACTAATGGATATGGTCAGCTTGACGTAGCTCTTTTAGACGGCTCTGGCAACTATGTGAGGGGGGCATCGTACATTTTTTCTGGCAATGGTTCAGCAACTGCTCCTGGGTCATGGGTTCCTAACTCAGATGGTAGACTTAAGTTCGACATCAAACGCATCGAGGACCCGTTAGAAAAAATGGTTAAGCTTCGCGGCGTAACCTGGCAGCGTCTGGATGGCGTGGCCCCAGGGATTGGGTTTATTGCCCAGGAAGTGCAGGAAGTATTTCCTGAATTCGTTTTTGAAGGCAGTGACCGTACGCTCGAAGATGGTACCGTCGTGGAGAAGGTGTTAAGCCCTGATACCTACGGTGTGGCTGCAGCCCTTCACCATGAAGCGATTCTGGCATTAATGGAGCAAATTGAAGATTTAAAGAAAAAGGTAGCAGAGTTGCACTCTGGAAGCTGATGAAGCCGCCGCTCATCGTAAGCAAAAATGGGCGGCGACAGATTACCCGAACAAGTTTTAAAGGCCAACCTGACGAACGGTCGGGAACTCAGACACCAGCCACATATCGGCCTCTTCAAACATATCCTCCAACATGCGGTTCAGCTTTTCCCGATCGCTTTTGCTGGCGTCGCTATTTAAACCGTTTGCCTGCATCGGCTTCACCTTCACTTCGGCATCGGGGAAAATCTGGTGCACCCGCTTCTTCAACTCGGCCAATATGATCTCTCTGGCCCCTTCGAGCCCCTCTACATTTCGCTTGTCATAAACCAGCTCAACGAACATCACTCTCCATCCTTACTGACTTGATCTGTTGATACAAAAATACTACTGTATATGTATACAGTCAATGAACAAGTGAGGGTGCTGCTATGCCTCGCCAATATGATATTCACGCAGCTTTTTTAGCCTCTATAGAACAGAATCCAAAGGGCTACCTTTGCCTAAAAACAAACAAATTCATCAATAATTTGCGCGAGAAGAACTGGAATTTCAGCCAGGCAGACGCTAACGCATGGATTGAGAGATACCAGCCTGATTTTGCTGATAAGACGACGGATGGCAGTGATAACCGTTACTGGATCTTGCGTAATATGGGGAGGGTATTCTGATGGGATTTCCTTCACCAGCAATGGATTACCAGGAACAACGATTAACCATCGATCTGTTATGCGGAATTGATGGAAACTGCAGGGTAATAGAAACGTCATGCGGTTGGGCTGTCATTAACGTTGCCATGAGGCCAGAGCAGGGAGATACGCTACTGGTTAGAATGGATAACAGGAACGAGTTTGCAAAGCTATACGGGGCGGCATTGATAACTGAAGATGGTGAAGCGATAGAAGGCGACGCGCTGGATGATGTAACTGTATATGGCGTACTGACTCACACCCTTAACATTATTGGGGAAGACAAGTTACCCACCATATAACCGGATAACCACGAAACTGCCTTCCCCAAAATAAAAACTAAGGCAATGAAAATTATGAAGAATTTTAAACGTGAAAATTATAGTTAATCAGCCAGCAAAACAAAGCTAACTGGCTGATTAACAATGGTTAATTTGAGGTTGTTGAGCTCTGCTTGTGGAACAGCTCCCTGAACACCGGATAAATGTCATCCTGGTCACGGATATGCTGCATGGCAAAATTATCGAACATCGACTGCAGATGCTCATACTCCCGCCACAGGGTCTGGTGCGCACGACGGGTGATTTCGATATAGCTGTAGTAACGCACGACCGGCAGAATTTTCTTCGCCAGAATCTCGTGACACAGCGGCGAGTCGTCGGCCCAGTTATCGCCATCCGACGCCTGCGCGGCATAAATGTTCCACTGTGCCGGGTCGTAGCGCTCTTTGACCACTTCATCCATCAGCTTCAGCGCGCTCGAGACGATGGTGCCCCCGGTTTCCTGCGAGTAGAAGAACTCATGTTCATCCACTTCTTTTGCCTGGGTATGGTGACGGATATAGACCACCTCGACGTTCTTATAGGTTCTGCTCAGGAACAGATAGAGCAGAATATAGAAGCGCTTTGCCATATCCTTGGTGGCCTGGTCCATCGAGCCGGACACGTCCATCAGACAGAACATCACCGCCTGGCTGGAGGGCTCAGGGCGTTTTTCGTAGTTCTTGTAGCGCAGGTCAAAGGTGTCGATAAACGGGACCCGTTCGATCTTCGCCCTCAGCTCTGCAATCTCTTTACGCAGGCGCTCCTCTTCCAGCAGTTGCGCCGGTTCCGTGTTTTCTACTACCTTAAGGCTGCTCTCCAGCTCGCGCAGTTCGCGACGTTTGCCTGCCGTCATGGCCGTGCGTCGCGCCAGCGAGTTCTGCAGCGAACGCACGACGCTGATGTTGGCGGGCACGCCGTTGGCGGTATAACCCGCGCGGTGGGTTTTATATTCATTAAGCTGACGATGCTGATTCTTTTTCAGATTCGGCAGCGCCAGGTCTTCGAACAGCAGGTCGAGATATTCATCTTTCGAAATCTGGAAGACAAATTCGTCCTGGCCTTCACCGTCCTGGCTGGCCTGTCCCTGACCGCTTCCTGAACCACCACCGCCGCCCTGAGGGCGCTCAATTCTGTCGTTCTGAACGAAGTGGTCATTACCTGGGTGTACGCGATGGCGCAGGCCGCCTCGCCCCTGATGAAACATCGGTTCGCTGATGTCATCGGTGGGGATGGAGACAGACTCGCCGCTGTCGACGTCGGTCACCGAGCGTTTGTTGATGGCCTCGGAGATAGACTGTTTAATTTGCGCTTTATAACGACGCAAGAAGCGCTGGCGGTTCACCGTGCTCTTGTTTTTGCCGTTAAGACGCCGGTCAATAAACCAGGTCAT